TAATGAAAAGGCAAAACAAGCTCTGAAAATTCTTACAAAAGAACAACTTAATTTTATTAAATCTAAATTTGATGTCGGAGGACAAAAATGAGTACAATTAAAGAACCTGAAATTAAATGGACACCAGAGCAAATGGTTGAAGTGATTTTAAATGAACCTGATGATTTTCTTAAAGTTCGTGAAACATTAACTAGAATTGGAGTTGCTTCAAGAAAGGAAAAGAAAATATATCAATCCTGTCATATTTTACACAAAAGGGGAAAATACTATCTTGTCCATTTTAAAGAATTATTTGCTTTAGATGGAAAACATGCAAATCTTACACTTAATGACATTCAAAGAAGAAATAGAATTATTCAGTTAATTTCTGATTGGGGTCTTGTTAGTGTTGTTTCTCCAGATAAAATTACTGATATAGCTCCATTAAATCAAATAAAAGTATTGTCTTATAAAGAAAAAAATGATTGGGTTTTAGAAACAAAATATAACATTGGAAAAAAAGAAATCCAAAAAGAAAGTTAATAAGTAGAGAATGCCGAACTTTACTAAATTTTATTGATTGATATATAATTAATGATGGATGCCGAAAGGGTTCATCATTAATCAAATCTTGCTTACAAAGGAGAAGAAAAATGACTAATCTCACAAGATATTCTCATAGAGAACTTCCTGACCTTATGGATAAAATTGTTCGTAATGGTATTGGAATGGAAGATTATTTTGATCGTTTATTTAATATTCACGAAACAACTTCTAATTATCCTCCATACAATCTTGTACAAGTAAGTAATGTAGAATCTCGTTTAGAAATTGCACTTGCAGGATTCAAAAAGAAAGAAGTCTTTGTCTATACTCAAGACGGAAAACTCTTTGTGGAAGGACAAAAAGAAGACAAAGAAACCGAAACTGACTACTTGCACAAAGGTTTAGCTCAACGGTCATTTACACGTACTTGGACACTCTCTGATGAAACAGAAGTTAAATCAGTTGATTTTGAAGATGGGCTTTTGACCATTGTTCTTGGTAAGGTTATTCCAGAGAAACATAAAAGGAAAGATTATCTCTAAATAACTAAGTATCGTCGCCGCAAAGGGGAGAATGGCAAAAACCATTGACTCCCCTCTTTTTATGTCTTATAATATAAGAGGGAAAATATTTATTAAAAATGACGGTAAAACTTATTTTATTAAAGTCTGGTGAAGAAGTAATTTCTGATGTAAAAGAATTTAGAGATTCCGAAGATAATCTTGTTTCTTATCTTTTTAAAGATCCTTATTGTCTAAAAATTAAAAAATCAGAAGTTCTCTTGGAAGAAAAAGAAAATACAAAGCACGAAGTTATTTTCTATAAATGGATATCATTATCAAAAGATGATGATGTCATTGTTGATAAAGATTGGATTGTTGCAATTACAGAACCAATTGATTCTATTAAAAAATCTTATGAGGAAAAAATAAATGGAAGAAACCACAATGTCTATAGACCAGATGATAGAGGAACCGACAATTCAAGTAATTTTATTGACTAATAATAAAATTTTAGTTGGAGAAATTTCTGAAGTTGTTGCAGATATTGGGCAACCTGATTGTAGAATTACAAATCCATATGAAGTATTATCTGTATCTGGATCTGGAAATTATGAAATGAAAAAATGGATAAGAGAATATACTGACGAGAGCGAATTTATGATTATGTCAGATAAAATTCTTACAATTACTGAACCAAGTAAAAATCTTTTAGATGAATATTTGAAATTGATTAAATGAGATTTTATACCAATGTTTATGAAAAATTTAATAAAATATTTGTTAGAGGGTATGAAAATGGAGAGTATTTTTCATTAGAGGAAGAATACTATCCAACACTTTATGTTCCAACTAAAAAAGAAAGTAAATATAAAACATTGGATGGAAAAAATGTAGAGCCAATAAAACCTGGAAAAATATCAGACTGCAAAGAATTTTTTAAAAAATATGAATTTGTTGATGGATTTCCAATTTATGGTAATGATAACTACAAAGCACAATACATTTCTGAAAAATATCCAGAAGATGAAATAAAATTTGATATTAATAAAATTAGATTAGTTACTATTGATATTGAGGTTGCATCTGAAGGTGGATTTCCTAATGTTTTTGACTGTGCAGAAGAACTCTTAGCTATTACCATTCAGAATTATGCGACAAAAAGAATTGTTTGCTTTGGATCTAGACCATATAACAATACTCGTAAAGATGTTGCATATTATCAATGTTCAGATGAAATTGATTTAATACATAAGTTCCTCTCTTTTTGGGAAGAATATACTCCAGATGTTGTTACTGGATGGAACTGCGAACTTTACGATATACCATATATTGCTGGGAGGATAGAAAGAGTTCTTGGTGAAAAAGAAGCTTATCGTTTGTCTCCTTGGAGAAGCATTTTCAAAAAAGAAATGGTCATAGCTGGAAGAAATCAAATTTCTTATAAAATAGCAGGAATATCTGTGATTGATTATTTGGATTTATATAAGAAATTTACTTACACAAATCAAGAAAGTTATCGTCTTGATCATATTGCTTTTGTTGAACTTGGAGAGAAAAAACTTGACCACTCTGAATATGAAACATTTAAAGACTTTTATACGCAAAACTGGCAAAAATTTATAGACTATAACATAAAAGACGTAGAGCTTGTAGATAGACTTGAAGATAAAATGAAGTTAATAGAACTTTGTTTTACTATGGCGTATGATGCTAAAGTTAATTATGAAGATGTTTTTTATCAGGTTCGTATGTGGGATTGTATTATTTTTAATTACTTAAAGAAAAAAAATATTGTAATTCCAAAAAAAGATAGGTCCATAAAAAATGATAAGTATGCTGGTGCTTATGTAAAAGAACCTATACCTGGAAAATATGAGTATGTTGTAAGTTTTGATCTTAATTCTCTATATCCACATTTGATTATGATGTATAATGTCTCTCCAGAAACATTGATGGAAAATAAACATCCATCTGTTTCTGTAGAAAAAATTCTTAACAATCAAATTGATTTTAGTGAATATAAGGAATACGCAGTATGTCCTAATGGGGCAATGTATCGTAAAGATGTTCGTGGATTTCTTCCAGAATTAATGGAAAAGATGTATGGGGAACGTAAAATCTTTAAGAAGAAAATGCTTGAAGCAAAGCAAAAATACGAGAAGACTCCCACCAAAGCACTAGAAAAGGAAATTGCTAGATGTAATAATATTCAGATGGCAAAAAAGATTTCTTTGAATTCTGCTTATGGTGCTATTGGCAATCAATATTTTAGATACTACAAACTTGCAAATGCAGAAGCAATTACATTATCTGGACAAGTATCTATTAGATGGATTGAAAACAAAATGAATGATTATCTAAATAATCTTTTAAAAACAAAAGATGTAGATTATGTCATTGCATCTGACACTGATTCAATTTATCTTAATCTTGGACCTCTTGTTACTAAATTTTTTAGTAATAAATCTGACAATAAAGCAGCAATTGTGGATATACTTGATAAGATCTGCAAAGATAAATTGGAACCGTTTATCGACGCTAGTTATCAGGAACTTGCAGAGTATGTTTCGGCATATGAACAAAAAATGCAAATGAAAAGAGAGAATATTGCTGATAGTGGTATCTGGACTGCAAAGAAGCGTTATATTCTTAATGTGTGGGATAGTGAAGGTGTTAGATATGAAAGTCCCAAACTTAAAATTATGGGTATCGAAGCTGTTAAATCTTCTACTCCAGCACCTTGTCGTAAGATGATTAAAGATGGATTGGAAATTGTAATGAGTAAAACTGAAGATGAAGTAATTTCTTACATAGATAATTGTAGAGCAATTTTTAATAGTCTTTCTCCTGAAGAAATTTCATTTCCCCGTACAGTTTCTGATGTTTCTAAGCATAAATCGTCTTCTACAATTTATGGAAAAGGAACACCAATTCACGCTAGAGGAGCACTTATATATAATTACTTAATTAAACAAAAAAAATTAGACAAGAAGTATGCATCTATACAAAATGGAGAAAAAATTAAGTTTTGTTATTTGAAAGTTCCAAATCCAATAGGTGAAAATGTAATTTCATTTATTCAAGATTTTCCAAAAGAACTTAATCTCGACAAATATATTGATTATGAGTTACAATTTGAAAAAGCATTTCTCGATCCAATGAAAGTTATTTTGGATTCAATTGGTTGGAGAGTGGAAAAAACAATTACTTTGGAGGACTTTTTCGTATAATGGATTTTTTAAAAGATATTGTAAAAGAAATTGGAGGAGATTATACTAAAATCGCATCAGATATCGATGAAACTGAGACTTATGTTGATACAGGTTCGTACATTTTTAATGCATTGGTTTCAGGTAGTATATTTGGTGGTGTATCTGGGAATAAGATTACTGCCATTGCTGGGGAGTCTTCTACTGGCAAAACTTTCTTCTCTCTCGCTGTTGTTAAAAATTTTCTTGATAGTAATCCAGATAGTTACTGTCTATATTTTGATACTGAGGCTGCCATCACTAAATCTCTTTTGGAAAGTCGTGGAGTTGATACATCAAGAACTGTCGTTGTTAATGTAGTTACAATTGAAGAGTTTCGTAGTAAAGCACTAAAAGCAGTTGATATTTATTTAAAGAAACCTGTAGAAGAACGCAAACCCTGTATGTTTGTGTTAGACTCTTTGGGTATGCTTTCTACAGATAAAGAAATTAAAGATGCATTAGATGATAAGCAAGTTCGTGATATGACCAAATCACAACTTGTAAAGGGTGCTTTCAGAATGCTAACTTTGAAGTTGGGTCAAGCAAACATTCCTATGATTGTGACAAATCATACTTATGATGTTATTGGTTCTTATGTTCCTACTAAAGAGATGGGAGGTGGTAGTGGTCTTAAATATGCTAGTTCTACGATCATTTATCTCAGCAAGAAAAAAGAAAAAGATGGAACTGAAGTCATTGGAAATATTATTAAAGCAAAGACTACTAAGTCACGTTTAAGTAAAGAAAATAAGGAAGTAGAGATTCGTTTGTATTATGATGAGAGGGGATTGGACCGATACTATGGTCTCTTGGAGCTTGGAGAAATCGGTGGAATTTGGAAAAATGTGGCGGGTCGTTACGAAATTGATGGAAAGAAAATTTATGGAAAACAAATTCTTGCTGAGCCTGAAAAATACTTCACTTCGGAAATAATGCAAGCTTTAGATGAAATTGCTAAAACTGAATTTTCTTATGGTAAATGATAATGGAAAAGGTAGAAACTACTATCCTTCGTAACTTACTTTTTAATAATGATTATTGCAGAAAAGTATTACCATTCATAAAATCTGAATATTTTGAAAATTTACACGAAAGAGTAGTTTTTGAAGAAATATGTAAATTTATAATTTCATATGATGAGTTAGCAACAAAAGAAGTTGTTTTAATAGAAACAGAAAAAAGAACAGATATAACTGAAGATACATATAAAACTATATGTGATTATGTATCTTCTTTAGATAATTCTCATATTGATTTAGAATGGGCATCTGATATCACTGAAAAATGGTGTCGTGATAGAGCAATTTATCTTGCCTTGATGGAAAGTATTAAAATTGCTGATGGGCAAAATGAAAAGAAAAATAGGGATGCTATTCCTTCTATTTTGCAAGAAGCTCTTTCTGTAGGATTTGATAATAATATTGGTCACGATTATCTTAACGATTTTGAGAAAAGATTTGAATATTATACTCGTAAAGAAGAAAAGATACCATTTGATTTAGAGTATTTTAATAAAATTACTGGGGGTGGGACATCAAAGAAAACTTTAAATGTTGTTCTTGCTGGTCCAAATGTTGGTAAATCTCTTACTTTGACTCACTTAACTTCTTCGTTTTTACTTCAGGGTAAAAATGTTCTTTATATTACATTAGAAATGTCTGAAGAAAAAATCGCACAGAGAATTGATGCTAATTTACTTAATGTTGATATTGGTCAAATCAAAACCCTACCAAAAGTGTTATTTGATAATAAAATAAAGGATCTTACAGAAAAAACATTGGGCAAGCTTATTATTAAGGAATATCCAACTTCTTCTGCACACGTTGGACATTTCCGAACACTTTTAAATGAACTTTCATTAAAAAAACATTTTGTTCCAGATATTGTTTTTGTTGATTACTTAAATATTTGTTCATCAAGTCGCTATAGTAAAAACTATTCTGCTGGTTCATATACGATTGTAAAATCTATAGCAGAAGAATTAAGAGCACTTGCTGTTGAGTATAATTTCCCTCTTTGGACTGCTACTCAACTTACTCGCAGCGGTTATAATAGTTCCGATCCAGATATGTCTGATACATCTGAGAGCTTTGGTCTTCCTGCTACTGCTGATATGATGATAGGTATGATTAGAACCGAAGAATTGGATCAACTCAATCAAGTAATGTTTAAGCAAATAAAAAATCGTGATAATGATACTTCTATTAACAAAAGATTTGTTGTTGGAATTGATAGACCAAAAATGAGATTATATGATGTAGAGCAAAGTGCCCAGGATGATATACTTGACTCTGGTAAAGACGAAGAGTATAATAATGAAGAAGAAAAAACTAACAAATTTTCAGGATTTAAGTTCTAATGCAAAAAAAAATTAATTTTAACAAATATCAAGAGTTTGTAGATGCAGTAACATCAGATGCATCTAAAGATTTTCTTGCTCTAACTGAAAGAATGGTTGAGCTTGATGAAAAAGGAGCAAACATTGAAAGACTCCTTACTGCAGGAGTAGGAATGAATGCAGAAGCTGGAGAGTTTCTTGAAATTATTAAAAAAATGGTTTTTCAAGGAAAACCTTGGAATCAAGACAATAAAGAGCATCTAATAATTGAACTTGGAGATGTTATGTGGTACATCGCTCAAGCTTGTATTGCTCTTGAAGTTAGTCTTGATGAAGTTGTTTCTCAAAATGTTGATAAACTTATGAAAAGATATCCTGGAGGAAACTTTGATGTTTATTATTCAGAAAATCGTGATGTAGATGATCGGTAATTTTATTCCCTTTTCTAAATAAAGAAAAGGGAATTTTTTATGGCTGCACAAAATAGAATAAATCCTGATCCATTTAAACTGCAAGGATTGTGCAGAAGATTTTTAAAACCAGAAGACTTTATACAAAGATCAAAAAATACTGTTTCAATAATTCCTAAGGATCTTTCTAAAAGTAGTTTAATATATAAAAACATAATAAGTGATATTAAAAAAACTTATCCAGGATCAAATTTTACTGAAATTGATGATGGAAATGTAAAAAAAATAAAGATACTTACTAATGGGTACGGTGTAATAAAACTTGCAGTTCCAAAAAAAGCAAATCCAAAAGTTTTGCAACCAGGAATTGCATTTGAATTATATTTTCATTCTATTTTGCTTGATGGTATTTCTGCGATGAAAGAACTTAAGGAAAGTTTAAATGAATTGCCAACTAGTATATTTGATATGTATAATAATCTTACTTTAATGATTATTACTAAAGAAAAAACATACACAATACCAAGAATTAAAAATGCGGAAAATGTTGGAGGTAAAAATAAAAAAACAGATGAAAAAATTACTAAAAAAGATGGAACTTTTGTAAATATATCTTTAAAGCAGGAAAACTTTTTTAGTTGGGGATCTGCAGCAACATTTGATCCAGTTTTTTCTATTAGACCAAAAAAAGTTTTACAAGACGCAATTAATAATGGGACATTAAAATTAAATAATAATAAAGTTATATTTCCTAGAGGTGTTGATGGAATAAGAGTACCTGCAACAGCACAAGAAGTGCAAAAATATGCTTTTGGTGGTACAGATGATAGAATTGACTATATTGTTATTAGTGCAAAGAAAACAAATTTTAACGATAGATTGAAAATTATATATTTAGATGCTAAGAAAGTATATAAGAATGGAAATGCACTACATTTGAGAGAGTTGCAAAATGATGCTTATATGATAATTCGCAAAAGTACTGGAAATGCAAGTGCTTTACGTCCTTATGAAAATGTTACTGTTGGTTATTTTAATAAGCAACATGCATATAATTCAAGAGATAATACTTACATTGATCCCTGAATAAAATATAAATACTTAAAAACTAGATATTGATGAAAACATTTGCCCAATTCATAAAAGAAGCAGTTCAAACCCTTGCCTCTACTGAAGCAAAGAATAGAGGTCTTGTTGGTAATGGTCACGGTGATTGGTATGATAAACAGGGAAATTTTGTAGCAAAAACTGTTAATGGTAAATTAAAATTTTATGGAAAAGGTGATACTGAATCTAAAGATGGAATACCAGGAGAAGAACTGAAAAGAGCAAATGGTAGTAAAAATAAAAACAAAAAAGAATCACAACAAAATGAAGAAGAGATAAAAGGAATAGTTGTTCTTATTGGTAGATTTAATCCTCCATCAAAAAATCACGAGGCATTGATTAGATCTGGTTATAATCAAGCAAAGAGAAATGGATATGAATATAGAATTTATCCAAGTAGAATTCAGGATGGAGCATCAAACCCACTTGAACCAAAAACTAAAATTACATTTATGAAAAAAATGTATCCTGAGTACTCTGATTATATCGTTGATAGTGAAGAAAGTAGAACAATATTTGATATTTTAACTTCCATCTATAATGACGGATTTAGTGATGTTATAATTGTTGTTGGGCAAGAAAGACTCGGAGAGTTTCAGGGATTAGTTCATAAAGGCGAGGGTGAGGGATATCAGTTTAATGATCTTAAAGTTATATCATCTGGTGTTAGGGATCCAGATAGTGACGTAGAAGCTTCTGGTTCTTCTGCGATGATGAGAACTGCTGCCGCATTAAATGATTTTAATAAATTTTCTTTTGGTCTTCCTTCTAGTTTAAAAGTAAGCGAAAGAAAAAAAATGTTTAATTCTGTTGTAAATTCTATGAATGTAAGTGAAGATACTGAACTTTGGAAAATTTCTCCAGATTTGGATTTTAATGGGTTGAGATGGGAATATAAAAATAATGGATTATTTGAAATTGGTTCTATTGTTGAAAATTTAAATACTGGATTAGTTGGTGAAATTATTCGTAAAGGAACAAATTATTTAATTTGTGTAACTGAAGATGGTAAAATGTTTAAGAGTTGGTTAAAAGATGTTAGAGAAGTATATGAAGTAGGAACTTGCGAATATCGTGCTCACGCTCAAGAAATTACTCCCGGTCAGCCAATTGTATCCTTCACTGATGTAGAAATTAAACCAACGATGAAGAGTAAAACAATAAATAAAAAAAGGAAAATAGTATCTAAACAACAATGAAAAATTGGAAAGAAGTAATTTCTGAAGTAACTGCTGCACAAAAAAGAAAAGCAGGAGAAGAGGTGCTAAAGCAACTAAGAAGTCAGGCAAAGCAAGAAAAAAAGGAAAAAGGAAAGTCATCTTATCAAGATTATCTTGAAAGACAACTTGAGTTTAAGAAGAAAAAATATGAAGATCAAAAGAAAAGGCAAATTGAAAAAATTAAAGAAAAAGATGTAGAGAAACATAAACAAAAAGCAAAAGCATCTATTGCTGGTATCAAAAAGCAACAAATTGGTTCAGGTGAATCAGAAGGAACTGCATATTCAAAACTAATTGGTAATGTTGGGTCTGCTGCTGCTGGCCTTGGTGGTGCTGCATACCATGGAGTAAAGTACCTTGCAGCAAAAAGAAAAGCAGCAAAAGAGGCAGAAGAAGCAAAGAAAAGGCAGCAAGAAAAGAGAGAGAGAAAATCAGCAGGGAGACCTCCATTACCTAAATCACAATCTTCAGCACCTACTGAGACAACTCCAAAACAAAAACTTCTTCCACCCTCACAGAAAAGACTTCCACCTGCTGGTGCAACTGGTATGAGATCACCCAACTTTTCAACATTAGGACAACGTGCAAGAAAAAATCCTTCTCTTAAATCTGCATTAATTAAAAAAGTGAATGAAAGGTATTCTAACTGGAGAAATGAATTATTGATTGAAGTTGAAAATAAAGGAGAAAAAGAAAAAGTAAAATTTATTGATGTTATGAAAGGCAAAAACAAAGTAGAAATAATGCCTGATGAAAAAAATGTTAATGAGGCAATT